CTTTTACCCATAATAATGTTTTATCCTTACGAAAACCAATTCCTCGCAAGGTTGGGAAATGCTTCCGCAACTAACTTACGAGTTACTCCTTTGTATGGTAGTTTACGATCTTTCATTCCAATGAGAACTTTTACTTCACATGGATGAACAGATTCTAATAATTGTATAAACAATTGTTCTCTTCTCATTTGCTTTAGATTCTTTTGTGTATCAGTTGGACCTTCAACAAAAAGATAGAATTGCTTCTGTGCATAACCCATTGTAATTTCTGCATCAGAGTTTTCTGATAATGATTTATGTGGTGGTGTTCCCTCTGGTAATAACCACTTAACATTTGGATCGTATGTGTGTCCAAGAATTGCTTTAAGAGTTGGACTGCTATTCTGTTTAAGAATTTCAATCTTCTCTTTTTTTGTTTTTGCTTTTTCCACTGCTTTAAAAATGGAATCAAAATATTTTATTGGCATTTAAAATTCACCTATGCTGTCTGTTAATCTACTCAAACGATGTTTGATAAAATAATTTAATAATCCCTTTCTTGAAGGAACTTCATATTTATCATATGCATCATTAACCCCTTGTTTGATTTGTTCTGGAACAAAATTCAAATCTACTAATTGTTGATTTCTTTTATAGTTTTTCAACATCTCATCATCACAAAATTCTTCAGGAGATTTATTTACCCACATCTCAATCTTTTTTGTTGCAAGTGGTCTCTGACGTTCTTTTTGGATAATACATGAATCCTTTGATAAGAAATTAGGAATACCATCACCACGATCTCCTTTAAGTATATGTTCTTTAAGAAATCTTTCGGCATCTGATATCTTAATCCATTTCTTAGTAACTGGACTAAATTGTACAACATTTGCATATTTCTGAAGTTGCCCAAAGTCTTTATCACCAGATAGAATAAGTATCTTTTCTGTATCACTGGCATTAATTTGAACACCAAATCGATTAGTTAAAGTACCAATAATATCATCTGCCTCTGCATGCTCAATCTGTAACACACGATAAGGGAAATGCACTTTAAGTTCTTCTCTTATTTTATTTAATGATTCAAATATTAATTGCCAATCAAAAATAGATTTTGCACGATCTTCTTTTCGATGTGCTTTATAATATGGGAAGATTTCTTTTCTCCAATAGTTTTTGTCATCACAACAAATAACCATATCTCCATATTCTTTGAATTTTGTACGATACATTCTGATGCTGTTGAGCACCATATGACGAATTAATCCTTCATCCATATCGGTGCGACCACCTTCAGTTTGTATCATCAAGTTAGAAATCATAACCTGATTTAAATCTAACAATATCATTGTATATATCTCATTTCATTATTTGTTCTTAGAGTATACTATATCTAGTATCAAATGTCAAGTGTTATATTAACCTACATTAACATTCTTTGATAGAGCATTCAGTAAACCAGTCCACTCTGCAGCACGAAGATCCCAATTGTAGAAATTGTCAACCCAATTCTTCTGGAACATCAATTTCTTTTGACTATCTTCATTAAGAACATTATCAATAGTGTGTCTTAATACATTGGCGAATATGTTAGCATGATATTGCATATCTTCACTAAACTGATACATTGTAGCAAAATTGCCAGTTGTTTCAGGTAATGCAGCAAGATTTGGACAAACAACTTCACATCCTGCAGACATTGCTTCAATTGCAGAAATACAAGAAGTTTCTTGCCAAATACTTGGATATGCATATATGTGTGCCTCTTGTAATGCACTTCTTACAACATCATTTGGTTGAAATCCATGATAAGTCATATTTGGATGTTCTTCTGCAGTTTTAAATAAATCCTTATATGGTTCATCTCTTTCTTCCCAACCATATGCTTTAAATGATGAATAAACATCTAAATGTACTTTATCTTTATACATTTCTGAAAGTTTCTGCATCACAGGAATTAATAGTTGCAATCCACGATGTGGTGTTGTATGATAGATAACCTTAATTTGGTCAGTTGATTTCTTTTTGAATGGTATAGGATCTATTGCATTCTTTAATACAATTGAATCAGAATAAGGAACACCAAGTCCCATGTTGTATGTTTGTAATTGCCAATTTGAAACAAAGACCAATTTACCAAATCTTTTACGAGATTCAGGATCTTTTAAATGCTGTGCTTCAGGATCTGCCCAAAGGTCATGTAACCATAAAATATTAGTTTTGTCTGTAGAGACTTCACGAACACGAGATTTGATAATATTAAATTGTTCAAGTAATGATTTGTCAACACGTTCTACAAGAGCATTGTTCATTAACTCAGTGCCACCTTGTGCTTTATTCCAAGTGCCATCATCATTCATTTTACTTGCGTTTTCAACTTCTTTGTTGTCTATAATATTTAAACTCATGACTCATGCACCGAAATCGAATCAATTGTATTAAATGAAATTACTGAATCAACTCTAAAAGATCTCCAGTCTGATTTTACTAAATCATATGCAACAACAACATCTGTATTTTCTTTTACTGTATTTGTTGTTGGTTGACCACTTCCAGTTTTGCCACTTTCAGGAACCAAGTCTTTCATTGTAGTACATTTCATAGTTCTTTGTTCGCCATTTTTCTTAGTGAAAACAACCTCAACAAAGTGTTCACTGAGTGTTTTCTTCATATCATCAAATTTCATAATTATCTCCTTTATTTCAATTCATTCAATTATAGTACAAGTATTCTTAAATGTCAAACATTAAATGCTTTTTAATCAAATCATAACTGTTTGGGTGTAGTGCAAAAAAGAATGTGTACACAAAATCGCCCTCTGCATTAGCAAAATGTTTTATGTTTGTATCACAAAGGTACAGACGACCACGTTCTATATTTTCTTCCCTCATATACTTTTCGCCATCCCAGAAAGAAAAATTATAATTTTCTGGATCGTTAGTTCCCCACAATCTTATTTGTGGAGCAGGAACTGAAGTATCTCTATGAGGACTAAATCCCTGTTCATTATTCCACCAAAGAATACAAGTTCTGTAATGATGTCATAGAATTCATTCATGTAATATTTTAAAGATTGTATTGATTTAAATTTGTCATTTACGATATTGAAATCGCTCTCAATTAAAGGATAATCTGGATATTCATAAGACCATTTATCTAATGGTATTGTGATGGGATTATATCCACTTTCAGGCAGATTCATATCTGTATCAGTTAATCCCAACCCATAACGAAAGGGATATTTTGCTTTATCATATTCTAGTCCCCAATATGTAAAATCGCTATGACAAGAT